GATGACTTGAGGGATGTAGAAGCGTACAATGCGGAAACTGCAAGGCTGAAGGTCTTGAAAGATGGCTTGGGGGAAGACCCCTCGGGGCTTGCGGCGCTCATTCGGCAGATGATCCATGAGACGTTGGCAACTACGCTTTTGAACCCAATTACGCAGAGTACAAACCCAACACCGCCGCTTGCACCGTGGGGTGGGCAACCCCCCGCGCCAGCCCAAGGGCCACAACCACAAGGCCCAACGCCTGCTGGTAAGGGCATCCAGGTGCCGCTAGGTCCACCCAATGTTGACTTGAACAGCATCCCGAGGGTTTAATGGCAAACCCTTTACAACCAGTCGGGAAGAGCATTGTTGGGGTCACGGACACTGGCGGTCTCGCATATTCAGATGGGACAACTTCTGACTCGGGAGTTGCGACGACGCAAAATATCGGAGATACGGCGTTGCCACAGCTTGGGGCGCTCCGTACCGCACTTGCCCCTGATCCAAACCGCACGTATAGCGATATTTTGCCGGTCTCGCAAGATAATGGAGCCTCGTTTCCGAATGGGTTGCACCCCGCCATTCCTAATGCCTTGAGAAGCCTTCTGACCGGGGGGATTGACTTGCTGGAAGGCCCTGCAACGGGGCAGGTGACCCCGCAGGCAACCAACACATTGGTGAGTAGTGCCGTGCCGGACTTGATCGCCACGCCGGAAGAGGGGGTTTTGAAAACCTTCGGGGGAATAAACTCCAAGGGTGCTGACTTGAATAAGTTGGAAACTGCGAAGAAGATGGATGATGCCGGGGAGTTGCCAGAAACAACCTGGGCGCAGACGGGGTGGGAAAAGAACCGAGTTGACGGGAAGTGGAGATATGAGATTGATGACTCAAAGCTCCAGCCAACAGGTAACTTCCTTGATGCGGTGAATAAATTTCAAAACTCGCCATTCCAAGGAAAGCTCGGGGACCTTGTGCAGCATGATGAGCTTTTCAAGGCTTACCCTGATATGAAAGATGCTACGCTGGTGGTGGCGCCACAGGGGACAGTTTATCCCGCTGGGGTGATGGGCGGGTATGGCAAGGCGAGCAACGGCCAAGGGGAAAGCTTCTTCCTTGCAGGGGATCAATCCCCTTACATGATGAAGCGCACCTTGGTGCATGAAATGCAACATGCTATTCAGGCCAGGGAGGGTTTTGAACCTGGAGCAAACTCTAACACTGCAATGCAAGCCTTGCAGAAGGCTGGGGAGTTGAAACAAATACTTGGAACGAATACTCCTGGGTTTGTGAATAGAGCAGTTTTTCGTTACCAAAATGCTCCAGATGACTGGACTGTTTATAATGGGGTTTCGGGCGAGGTGGAAGCACGCAACGCACAAAATCGTGTTGGGCAAGATCCGCAGGTGCTCGCGGCTACTCCTCCCTCGCTGTCACAAGATATATACCCACAGGTGCAGCTGCCAGTGCAAAAGATTAAAGAACTCTATAGCCAGACAAAAGGAAACAATTAAGTGCCAATCATCGCACATGAGCTTGTCGCAGCGACAGCTAAAAGTATGGCCGAGACACTCTACGAGGAACTCGCCAAGGATAATTTTTTCTACAAAAATAACCCTGACCAAAAGAAATTTGTTAAGATGATGTACCCGATCTTGATCGAGCAGGCGAGAACAACTCTCGCTGGGATGCTTGGTGGTGGGTTCCCAGAGGCTTTAAAAGAGCAAATACATGATGCTCTTGTTAAGGACAGCACTCTTCCCCGGAGGAGAAATGCTGGAGTGCATATGCAGAATTTCAAAATAATGAATGGAGCTAAGTGATGAGAGTTTTTGTGCCGATTAAGTTTTTTAGTGGAACGGCGGAAACCGAGGCCCCCGAAGTGGCAGCACCAGCTGCAGGTGCTGCAGCGGCGGACCCGGCAGCACCAGAGGCTGTGGGTGAAGAGAAAAAGCCCGAGCCTTGGTATGAGACACGGATTAGGCAGCTGAGTGCGCGGGCGAAAACCCTCGAGGATGAACGCGCGGCTGCAGTGGCAGAGGCTCAGGCAGCAAAAGCCGCCGCGACGACACCCCCGGTAAAGGCCCTGGCGGAAAAGGACGTTGAGGTTCGCGCAGCGCAAATTGCCGCTGAAAAAGAGTTCAACAAGACGTGTGATGAAATCTGGGAGACTGGAAAAAGCGAATACGGCGACTTTGGCTCAAAGATTGAGAACTTTAAAAAGCTGGGGGGTTTACCCCCTGCGCTGATTGAGGCCGCGATTGAGACCGGAAATCCCCACAAAATCCTCTACGAGCTTGGGGCGAATATGGATGAGGGCGCGAGGGTGCTTAGTTTGCCCCCGCTGAAGATGGCAATTGCGGTTGCAAAGCTTGGGGACAAGTTGGGGAAGGCGAAGGCTTTGTCCCAGGCGGACGATCCAATCACACCTATTAAGGGTCGTCGTGCCGACACATCAGATGCTGTGGACCCTGATAAGATGCCGCTTGACAAATGGATGGCATGGAGGGAAAAACAGGTAAGTGACCGTAAAGGCCAAGGCTCTCGTTGAGGTCTTTAGGTGCCCTACTGGCCGGGGAAAAGGTCTGGGACTGATAAGTGAGGTGACTTGATCCACCTGAGATCATGAGACTGCCAATAAGCGACCGGACTCCTGGCAACCGGCAACCCCACAAGGATGGGACTATTAATTTTTTGCTTCCTTGCGGTTTTGTTTTTTGCAACAACAGCCCTAAACCAGGAGTCCACTTTAATGGCAAATGCTCTTCTTACTATCAACATGATTACGCGAGAGGCCGTGCGCCTGTGGCGTAATACCAATGCGTTCATGCAGAATATCGACACGCAGTACGATGACTCGTTCGCACAGGGCGGGGCAAAAATTGGCTCGGCGCTGCGTATTCGCTTGCCGAACGATTATGTCGTGCGGTATGGGCCCGCCGCCCAGGTGCAGGACACTACTGAGCCGTCGACCACCCTGGTCCTCGCTGACCAACGCGGCGTGGACGTGAGCTTCTCGAGCGCAGAACGCAGCTTGAGCTTGGACGATTATTCCAAACGAGTTCTTGCCCCGGCTGTGAATAACACTGCTGGCTCGATTGCGTACACGATTATGAGCGGCGCGGAAGGTGGCGTGAGCAACCTTGTGGCAAATGCTCCCGGCGGTGTGTTGGCAAGCCCTGGCGCCTCGATTTACCTCGATGCGGGTGCGGTTCTGGATGAAAATTCTGCGCCGGTCGGCAATCGCAAGATTGTTAACCATCCTCGGACGCAGGCCTCGGCAGTTGCGACGCTTGCTGGGCTCTTCAATCCCCAGCCGACGATCTCTCGCCAGTACACAACTGGGAAGATGCAGGAAGCTCTGGGCTTTGACTGGATGAGTGATCAGACGGTTCTGAGTCACACGAACGGGACGAGTGTTTCCGGTGCGGCAACTGTGAACGGTGCTGGTCAGACGGGCCTGACGCTGGTGGTTGGGGCCTTGGCGGGCTCTTTCAACCAGGGCGATATCATCACGATTTCTGGTGTTGATAGCGTTAACCGTATTACCAAGCAGGACACTGGCGCGCTGAGGAACTTCACTGTGACGGCACCGGCCGCTGCGGGGTCGACCACGATCAGCATTTATCCCGCGATTGTGCCGCCCACTGGGAATGGCCAGACGCAGTATCAGACTGTGACAGCCTCGCCTGCGAATGGCGCGACCATCAGCTACGCTGGGCTGCTGACGGCGAACCAGAGCTATCGTAAGAACTTCGCTTTCTGCCCGGAAGCGATTACGATGGCGACGGCAGATCTGGAACTGCCGCGTGGGGTGCATGAAGCTGCGCGGGAAGAGTTCGATGGTGTCTCGATGCGTATGGTTACGCAGTACAACATTGCAACTGATCAGTTTATCACTCGTATGGACGTGCTGTTTGGGTTCCTTTACATTCGGCCGGAGTGGGCTGTTGTGATTGCGGATCTCAATACACCGAACTAATGGCGAAAAGGGGGCCTCGTGCCCCCTTCTTTTTTAACAGGAGCGAAAAATGCCGAAAGTCCAACCACGTCATACTGTTTATGATGGTATGTATTTTGAAGAATATGAGTATAGAGAATTTCCCAAGATGGTCTTCAAGGGTGATGCTAAGAAACCAGAGACGCTCATTGTTGAGGACAAGGCTGAGTTGGCAGATGCGCTGAAGGATGGTTGGGTGCAGACGCCGAAAGAACTCGGGGCCAAGGTTGAGAGCAAAATAAAAGTCTAGGAGATTTGCCGTGAGCGCGACTCTCTCTTCCACAACGACAGTCCATGATATCATCAAGCTTGCATTGAAAAACTCGGGGGCACTTGGCGTTGGCCAAAGTCCGCGAGCAGAAGATGTGAACGACGCTGTGATGATTTTAAACCAGATGGTGGGGGAGTGGTCGCGCAAACGCTGGCTGGTTTATGAGTTGGTTGAGAGTTTTATTACGTCAACGGGGGCCGTGAGCTACACAATTGGACCGGGTGGTGACTTTGATGTTACTCCTCGGCCAAATGTTATCAGCGCAGCATTTATGCGCCAGCCGATCAACAATGCCTTGCCGATTGATTATCCGCTGGAAATTATTTTGGCGCGGGAGGACTACGCCAGGATACAAGTCAAGACGATGCAAGCGTTTTCGAGTTATGTGTTTTACGACACTGGGTTTCCGACGGGGAACATTTTTACCTGGCCGGTTCTCCCTGCCAATCTTTACGAACTGCATATCATTTACAAAAACGATATTCAGCAGTTTACCTCGCTGAGCGAGGTGATAAACCTCCCGCTGGAATACCTCAATGCGTTGCAGTGGAACTTGACGTTGCGCTTGATGCCGTTGTTTCAGATGGACCCAAGTCCGCTGGTTGTGGGGATGGCGAAAGACTCTCTTAATGTGATCCGGCAAGCAAACCCACAGGTGGGGAGATTGCATATGCCGAGAGTGCTGGTGCGGCGCGGTCAATACAACATTTATGCTGATCAAAATAGATGACAAGAATTGCGTTAACTCAGGGGTATTATCAGGCTCGATCGTTCATTGCGAACGCTCAGAGGTGTTTGAATTTGTATCCAGAAGTTAATGCGGATGATGCTCCAGCACCTATGACCAACTACCTGACGCCGGGGCTTACGACGTTGGTTGACTCGAAGACCAACGCGCAGGTAAGGTGTCTTTACACAGCCTCAAACAACCAGGGGTATGCAATTATTGGTTCTGGGGTTTATACGGTATCATCGTCTTTTGCGCTTGCACAGATAGGAACATTGCCGACAAGTGTTGGGAATGTTTACATGCAGGACAATGGGATTGATATTGTTATCATTGACAGGACTACGGTTGGGTACTCGATCGCGCTGACTTCTGGTTCGACGGCGCAGGGATATGGGACGATTGACGGGACGGTTTTGCTGATAAACTCGACCCCCGCGCCGACAGGGCAATTTGCCGTCGGGCTGACGTTGAATGGGCCTGGGATTACAACCTGTACAATCACGGCACTGGGAAGTGGCACAGGTGGGCCTGGGACCTACATCGTTAGCGTAAGCCAGACGGTACAAAACGCTGTGCAAATAACTGGGACAAGCGCGGCGAATTTTGTCTCGCAAATTGAGGACCCAACAGGGAGCTTCGTCGGCTCGATTAACGTTGCGTATTTGGACTCGTTTTTCATTTTCTCCCAGCCGAATACCAACATCATGTATTGCTCATTGAGTAATAGCCTTACGTTCGATCCGCTTTATCTTGTGGGGCGGACTGGTGCGCCGGATTGGATTGCAGGGCTGGCGGTTTGCCAGCGTATCCTCTGGGTGATCGGGCAAAAGACAACTGAGCTTTGGTATGATGCCGGGACGGCGGACTTTCCATTCGGACAAATCCAGGGCTCGTTCTTTCAGGTCGGGTGTGTTGCAGCTTCGTCAATCGCGGTGTCAGATGTTTTTGTCTGGTGGTTGGGGCAAAACGCCCAGGGACAGGGAATTGTTTACCAGGGATCAGGCGGGCAAGTTTTAAGAATTTCCACTCACGCAATTGAAACGGTTATTCAAGGGTTTATTGAAATAACAGATGCGATTGGGATGACTTATCAACAGTTGGGACATACTTTTTATGTCTTGACTTTTCCGTCTGCGGATAAAACTTTTGTTTACGACGCTGTGACGCAGGTGTGGCATGAACGGGCCTGGATAGATAGTAATGGGTTTGAGCATCGCCATAGGATGAATTGCACTGCGAATATGTATGGGAAGGTTGTTTGTGGGGATTGGTCCAACGGGAAGATTTACCAGCTTGACACTAACAACTATACAGATGACGGGCAACCGATTAAGCGAGTAAGGGGCTTCCCGCACCTTGCTACCTCGTATGATCCAAAGTCTGGCCTCACGCATTTAGAGGGGCGGAGAATTAGATACGATCAATTCATGGCTGATATAGAATGCGGAAACCTTCAGGTTGAACCGACGACTGTGGGCTTGCCACAGATTTGTCAATTTACAGTGGTGGAATAAATGGCACTTCAATTCTTTGATGGGTTTGATGATTATGGGTTGTACAGTGTTAGTAACCCTGGGTCCTTTGGGACTGTTTATATCGTACATTCTACAAGTACCAGTGGTATATATCCCAATATTGTAACTGCGGGCGCTTTTGGTGGTTATGCCTTGGGGATAGGTTCTGCTGCTTCAGGTGACAATAATCAAGAGTGGTTGCATCCTCTTACTACTCCTGTGAGTACTTTTATTATTGGTGCGCGCTTTTTGTTTAATAACCCACATGGAGAGGGTTTAGGTTTTTCATTCTCCGACACCTCGGATAATGTGCTGGTGCAATGTCAATTGCTGCAGATTAGTGGTAATTCGACTCTTAGTGTGACTGTTAACGGAAGCCATGCGCCGACGACAATTACTGGCACACTTATAGGCTCCACGAATTATACGTTGCTTGCAGGTATTTGGTACGAACTGGAATGCGAGGTAACGATTGGTACTGGTACTTCCGGGTCGGTGATTGTTCGGATAAATGGGGTGACTGTTCTTTCACTGACTGGAAAGAACACACAGGGCACAGCAGGGGCAACCATTGGATATGCAGGAGTTTTTGCATCGACTTACAATTATGCTAATGTCAGTATTTATTGGGATGATCTCTACGGCTGTGATACGACCGGGGCCGCGCCGTTTAATACGTTTCTCTCGACTGTTGCAGGCGCGATGGGACCAGCAGTTACGACGTTGTTTCCAAACTCAAACTCGTCTGTTGCGATGACACCCTCGACCGGGACGAATTACTCCAACATCAATGGGAGTACTTTTCAGACGACAGCTTACAACAGTGGCACGGCGGCAGGGCAGCAAGATCTGTATGGATTGCCACTGCCGAGTTCCGTGACAGGGTTTGCGATTGGCAATATTCTTGCTGTGCAGACAACGTTTGTGGGGAATGAAAACACCGCTGGGACTTGTTCGCTGGGCTCAACTATTGAGTCAGGGGGCACCACTTACCAGGGGGTGGCGCATACAATGCTTGCCTCTCCGTTTAAATACACTGACATTTGGCTGGTCGATCCTGCAACAGGGGCAAATTGGGCTCCTGCGAAATTCAACACAGCAGGGCAAGTTTTTTGTGGCGCTAAGCGGGTAGTGTAAGTGAGCAATACCCAACTCTTTCAGGCAAATTTGCAGCTGCTGGGGGCGGATAGTGCAACTACGCGGCTTTATCAAAACAGTGTGCAAATTCTTGGCCAGAACGTCAATGCGAGTAAGCTCTATCAAAGCAACTTGCAGATTTTGTGGTTTCCTTCTACTTCGCCAATGTGCACCATTGGCTCGACTGTTCATGTGAATGTGCCGTTTGAGTATTCTGGGACTACGACAGAAAACATAACTTATGTAACAGTTGGGATTGCCCCGGATCAATACACCCCTCCAGAGCAATTGCAATATGTACAGGTGGTGAATGGAACTTGGACTGCAATGCTCACACCGACTTTTACTGGGACGGCGTTCATTTGGGTCCAAGAGTACATCATAACCCCACCGCAGGTTTTTCTTAGCTGGAGTTACGATAAGGGAAAGACATTTGGACAGCCTGTGCCGCAGAGCGTAGGAGGGCAGGGGCAAAACCTTACTGCGCCTTCATGGCGGCGCCTGGGTCTTGGGAGGGATGTGGTTTTTCAACTTGAGTGGAGCTTTCCTGGGGAAACAGCACTCAACGGAGCGTTTATTGATATTGTAACGATGAAAACATAGGAGAGTTGTGATGGCTCGAATTTACGACATAATGGCGGATGA